ATTGCATCAATCAATATGCATAACAATGTAGATGATGACAGTGCGTTATTAACTAAGTATGAGAAAGCTAAAAAAGTACTAGCAGGGGAGGCGTTAATAGATGAATAAATTACAAGAGAGAGAACTAGAAACATTTGAACAAGACGACCGATTCAAAGTAACTGATCTAGACAGTGCTAACTGGGTTTTTAAGAAACTGGATGCAATCACAACTAAAGAGAACGAAATCAACGAGTTAGCAAATAAAGAAATTGAACGCATAAACGAATGGAAAGATAAAGAAGTAGAAAAATTACAAAGTGGCAAAGAGTATTTACAAAGCCTTGTGGTTGAATATTTCAGAATACAAAAAGAACAAGATAGCAAATTCAAATTAAACACACCTTATGGAAAAGTGACAGCCAGAAAAGGTTCAAAAGTCATTCAAGTTAGCAATGAGCAAGAAGTCATTAAACAACTTGAGCAACGAGGTTTTGACAACTATGTAAAAGTAACTAAAAAGCTTAGCCAATCAGACATTAAGAAAGATTTCAACGTAACTGAAAACGGCACTTTAATTGACGCAAACGGCGAAGTTTTAGAGGGAGCTAGCATTATTGAGAAACCTACGTCATACACGGTAAAGGTGGGAGAATAGATGGCTGAACAACTTAATTTATACCAAAAAATAGCAGATGTTAAAGCGAATATTGCGGGCTTCACAAAAGATACTAAGGGTTATAACTTTTCGTATGTTTCAGGATCTCAAATATTACACAGAATAAGAGAAAAGATGATTGAACATAATTTGTTGTTAGTCCCCAATACGTCAAATGAAAATTGGACGACACATACTTTTAAAAATAAAAAAGGTCAAGAAGTGACAGAATTCATAGTTGAAATGGATTTGAATTATACATGGATAAATGCTGATAAACCAGAAGAACAGTATGAAGTAAGTTATCACGCTTACGGTCAACAAAATGATATTTCACAAGCACATGGGACTGCGTTAACTTATGCTGAACGCTATTTCTTAATGAAGTTCTTTAACATCCCAACTGATGAAGATGACGCAGACGCAAAACAAAAACAAGATAAATATTCAGCAGTAAGTCAAGAACTTAAAGATATGCTAACTAAAGAAGCTAATGATTTTATAGCCATAGCTAAAGAAAGTGGATTCGCGGAAAAACACAAGGGACAAATTAACAAATTAGAAAAAATGGATGTCGAAGCACTGAACAAAAACCAAATCAATGTAACCAGACAACAGATAAAAAAATGGCTTGGAGGAATTGAATAATGTTAAACAGAACAGTATTAGTAGGGCGATTAACAAAAGACCCAGAATTAAGAAACACGCCAAATGGCGTGAATGTAGGGACATTCACATTAGCAGTAAACAGAACATTTACGAATGCTCAAGGCGAGCGTGAAGCAGACTTTATAAACGTAGTAGTGTTCAAAAAACAAGCTGAAAACGTTAAAAACTACCTTTCTAAAGGATCACTGGCAGGTGTAGACGGGCGATTACAAACACGCAGTTACGATAACAAAGAAGGGCGACGTGTATTTGTGACAGAAGTAGTAGCGGACAGCGTTCAATTCTTAGAACCGAAGAATAACAACAAACAGAATAACCAACAACACAACGGACAAACTCAAACTGGTAATAATCCGTTCGACAATACCGAAGAAGACTTTTCTGACTTACCGTTCTGATTGGAATGATTAAATGCCGAAAATTACTAGTTATATCACTCAAGACGACGGCACAACAACAGTTGTCATCTCGGGTGTTGAATTAGGCAATAAAGAAACATTACTACTTGATAACGGGTTTGATGTAGAAGTCGATGTAAGCGTCATAGATCCGTTTCAAATTACCGGACAACAACGCAAGTTAATATTCGCACTATGTAACGATATAGAAGCCCATACAGGACAACCTCGAGATTATATGAGGCAAATGTTCCAAGATTATGTGAAGTTTCTGTATGGCTATGAAGAACGCATATCTTTATCAAATTGTTCTCGAACTATAGCTAAGCAAATTATAGAAGCGATGTTTGAGTGGATTTTTACAAATGCGATTCCATTAAATTTTAAAACAAGCAAATTAATGAAAGAAGATAAAAATTATCTTTATTGGGCAACTGTTACGCGTCATTGTATTATATGCGGAAAACCTCACGCTGACCTAGCGCATTATGAAGCAGTAGGCAGAGGTATGAACAGAAACAAGATGAATCACTATGACAAACACGTATTAGCGTTATGTCGCGAACATCACAACCAGCAACATGCGATTGGCGTTAAGTCGTTTGATGATAAATACCACTTGCATGACTCGTGGATAAAAGTTGATGAGAGGCTCAATAAAATGCTGAAAGGAGAGAAAAAGAATGAATAGACTAAGAGTGATAAAAATAGCACTCCTAATCGTCATCTTGGCGGAAGAGATTAGAAGCGCTAAAAAAATTAAAAAATTTACCCCTGAGGATTCTAAAGGTTTTCCTGATATAACAAAAGATTCAATAAAAGAACCTAAATAAAAATATTATGGTTGATAAAATCCCATTGTTCTTTTGTTAACCACCCTTGTTTGTTATTGACTATTTCTGTAACAAACAGCTTATCTCCAGAATCGAGATAAGGTTTCAACTTTTCTATCATTTCTGAAGTTGATAAAGAAGAACGGAATAAAAATGAAGATTTCCAATAATTGCAATAACCATTAGAAATTTCCTTTTTTATAACATTTCTCAATTCCTCATATTTTTGTCCGGGTGAGTTTAAATCATATGTTAACATATAAGGTTTTTCCATATTTTATTCACCCCCAATCTAACGCAGTAGCGATAACAAAATTATACCAGAAAGGAGAATCAACATGACCAAATTATTAATAGACGATTACCCGATACAAGTATTACCGAAATTAGCTGAATTAATAGGATTAAACGAAGCAATAGTATTGCAACAAATTCATTATTGGTTAAATAGATCTAATCATGATTATGACGGCAAATTGTGGATTTATAATTCTTATCCAAAGTGGATTGAACAGTTTCCATTTTGGAGCGAAAGCACTATAAAAAGAGCTATCACTAGTTTAGAAAAACAAAAATTATTACATGTAGGTAATTACAATAAAGCTGGATTTGACCGCACTAAATGGTATTCAATAAACTATTTCGAATTAGAGATATTGGTGACCCGAGCATCAGGTCAAAATGACCCGACGATGAGGTCAAAATGGCACGATGGAGTAGGTCAAAATGACCCGACCAATACCAGAGACTACACAGAGACTTCTTCAGAGACTACTTCAAATAATAGCGCAACTGACGTTACGCATGAGCGATTTGAGGAATGGTGGAAACTTTATGACAAGAAGAAAGATAAGAAGATATCTTTTACTAAATTCAAATCATGCTTAAAGAAACATTCTTTTGAGCAAATCATGCAAGGTACTCGAGAATATTTAAAAACTATTACAGACAAACAATATCAAAAGTACCCTAAAACGTTTTTAACTAACGAAAGCTATATGAATGATTATAGCGAAGAGATTAAAGAAACTGGCATAGATCAATTGGAACGTATGAAGTACGACGAAAGTTATTGGGACTAGGAGGATCTTATGAAACCGTTATTCAACGAAAAAATAAACGAAAGTTTAAAAAAGTATCAACCAATCGAAGTAATACTAAGACAGAATTGCGATAAATGTGGGCGTCAATATGACTTATATAAGTTTGAAAATGGATATGAATACAAAGACGGTTGCGAATGTGAAATTCAAAGATTGGCTTATGAAGAATACAAAAGGAATAAACAAAAGAAACTTGATTATATTTTCAATCAATCAAATGTTAATCCGTCTTTAAGAGATGCAACAGTTAACAACTATAAGCCACAAAATGAAAAACAAGTACAAGCTAAACAAACAGCAATAGAGTACGTTCAAGGCTTCTCTACAAAAGAGCCAAAATCATTAATATTGCAAGGTTCATACGGAACTGGTAAAAGCCACCTAGCATACGCTATCGCAAAAGCAGTAAAAGCTAAAGGGCATACGGTTGCTTTTATGCACATACCAATGTTGATGGATCGTATCAAAGCGACATACAACAAAAATGCAGTAGAGACTACAGACGAGCTAGTCAGATTGCTAAGTGATATTGATTTACTTGTACTAGATGATATGGGTGTAGAAAACACAGAGCACACTTTAAATAAACTTTTCAGCATTGTTGATAACAGAGTAGGTAAAAACAACATCTTTACAACTAACTTTAGTGATAAAGAACTAAATCAAAATATGAACTGGCAACGTATCAATTCAAGAATGAAACACAATGCAAGAAAAGTAAGAGTAATCGGAGACGATTTCAGGGAGCGAGACGCATGGTAACCAAAGAATTTTTGAAAATTAAACTTGAGTGTTCAGATATGTACGCTCAGAAACTCATAGACGAGGCACAGGGCGACGAAAATAAGTTATATGACCTATTTATCCAAAAACTTGCAGAACGTCACACACGCCCTGCTATCGTCGAATATTAAGGAGTGTTAAAAATGCCGAAAGAAAAATATTACTTATACCGAGAAGATGGCACGGAAGATATTAAGGTCATCAAACATGAAGATAACGAGAATGAAGTTTATTCGCTCACAGGAGCCCATTTCAGCGACGAAAAGAAAATTATGACTGATAGTGACCTAAAACGATTTAAAGGCGCTCACGGACTTCTATATGAGCAAGAGCTAGGTTTACAAGCAACGATATTTGATATTTAGAGGTGGCGCAATGAGTAAATACAATGCTAAGAAAGTTGAGTACAAAGGAATTGTATTTGATAGCAAAGTAGAGTGTGAATATTACCAATATTTAGAAAGTAATATGAATGGCACTAATTATGATCATATCGAAATACAACCGAAATTCGAATTATTACCAAAACTAGATAAACAACGAAAGATTGAATATATTGCAGACTTCGCGTTATATCTCGATGACAAACTGATTGAAGTTATCGACATTAAAGGTATGCCAACCGAAGTAGCAAAACTTAAAGCTAAGATTTTCAGACATAAATACAGAAACATAAAACTCAATTGGATATGTAAAGCACCTAAGTACACAGGCAAAACATGGATTACTTACGAGGAATTAATTAAAGCAAGACGAGAACGCAAAAGAGAAATGAAGTGATCTAATGCAACAACAAGCATATATAAACGCAACGATTGATATAAGAATACCTACAGAAGTTGAATATAAGCATTTTGGTGATGTGGATAAAGAAAAAGAAACGCTGGCAGATTACTTATATAACAATCCTAACGAAATACTAGAGTATGACAATTTAAAAATTAGAAATGTAAATGTAGAGGTGGAATAAATGGCTAAAACAGCAAGAATTGTAAGGATACACGATAAACCTTATAGGTTCAGTAAATTTGAAATGGAATTAATTGAAAGTCACGGTATAACACCCGGAATGGTTTCTAAAAGAGTAAAAGACGGTTGGGAACTACATGAAGCAATGGACGCACCAGAAGGCATGCGTTTAAGCGAGTACAGAGAAAAGAAAACAATAGAAAGACTGGAACAAGCTAGACTCGAACGTAAATTGGAAAGACAGCGAAAGAAAGAGGCAGAGCTAAGAAGAAAGAAGCCACATTTATTTAATGTGCCTCAAAAACATTCACGTGATCCGTACTGGTTTGATACTACTTATAACCAAATGTTTAAGAAATGGCAGGAAGTATAAATGCCTAAAACCGATAGCGCACGCAAAGAATACTTAAACCAATTTTTCGGATCTAAGAGATATCTTTATCAGGATAACGAGCGAGTGGCTCATACTCATGTAGTAAACGGCACTTATTACTTTCATGGGCATATCGTACCAGGTTGGCAAGGCGTGAAAAAGACATTTGATACAGCTGAAGAGCTCGAAATATATATAAAGCAACATGGTTTGGAATACGAGGAACAGAAGCAACTAACTTTATTTTAGAGGAGATGGAAATGATGAAAATCAAAGTTAAAAAAGAAATGAGATTAGACGAATTAATTAAGTGGGCGCGAGAAAATCCAGAACTATCACGGGGCAAAAATTTTTTTGCAAAAAGTCATGAAATTGAAGATGTTTGTTTTACAAATGGTACAAACAAACTTTTTACTATGGTTTCTGCCCCAGTTGATATCCCTTACGTAGTTGAGGTTGAAGAAGAAGTAACCGAAGAAACTAAGTTTGATAGGTTGCTTAAAGTGTTCGAGCCTATAGAAGGATACTATAGCTCTATATTATATGCGAACGCTAGTATAAAAGAATGTTTATATGGCAGATGTGTGTCTGCTAAAGCATTCTATATCTTAAACGACGACCTAACTATGACGTTAATCTGGAAAGATGGGGAGTTGGTAGAATGAACTATGATACAGGGTTCCAACTAAGCGTAATGGACGCTAGGTTGAAGAAGATGAGAAAACAACGTGATGAGCTTATTGGGGATATAGCGAAGTTACGAAAACGTAACAAAGAACTGGAACAGAAAGCAAGCGCATGGGATAGGTATTGTAAGAGCGTTGAAAAAGATTTAATAAACGAATTCGGCAACGATGATGAAAGAGTTAAATTTGGAATGGAATTAAACAATAAAATTTTTATGGAGGAAGACACTAATGAATAACCGCGAACAAATTGAACAATCCGTTATTAGTGCTAGCGCGTATAACGGTAATGACACAGAGGGATTACTAAAAGAGATTGAGGACGTGTATAAGAAAGCGCGAGCATTTGATGAAATACTTGAGGGTTTACCTAATGCTATGCAAGATGCACTCAAAGAAGATATTGGTCTTGATGAAGCAGTAGGGATTATGACGGGGCAAGTGGTCTATAAATATGAGGAGGAGCAGGAAAATGAGTATTAGTGTAGGAGATAAAGTATATAACCATGAAACAAACGAAAGTCTAGAGATTGTGCAATTGGTCGGAGATATTAGAGATACACATTATAAACTGTCTGATGATTCAGTTATTAGCATTATAGATTTTATTACTAAACCAATTTATCTAATTAAGGGGGACGAGTAAATGCTTGAAATCATCGACCAACGTGATGCATTGCTGGAAGAAAAGTATTTAAACGACGACTGGTGGTACGAGTTAGATTATTGGTTGAATAAACGCAAGTCAGAAAATGAACAGATTGATATTGATAGAGTGCTTAAATTTATTGAGGAATTAAAACGATAGGAGATAACGAATAAATGAATAATTTAACAGTAGATCAATTACAAGAGTTATTACAAATACAAAAGGAGTTCGACGATAGAATTGAAACCAAAAATCCGAAAGATACGCACAAAGCGTATGTAGAAGAATTTTTCGAATGGTATAACACAATAGAGCCATTCAAGAACTGGAAAAAGTTAAAAGGTAAACCTATTGAAGAACAACTTGATGAACTATCAGATATGTTGGCTTTTGCACTATCCTATGTATTGATGACTGAAAGTTACGAAGAGTCTGAGACTTATTTTTGTAAAATGCCAGAATTAACAAATCAATATAGTTTTTTAGCCAAATTACACAAAGTTATTTCAGTCACAGAATATCATAAACTAAACAAACTCCATGAACGTACTGGCGATTTAGAAATCAATCATATTTTAGATTTACTGATAGATGTGGAATTAGTATTACCTTTTCAAATAGCTGTGGAGTATTACTCTATTGACCAACTCATTGACGCATACAAAAAGAAAATGAAAAGGAACCACGAAAGACAAGATGGAACAGCAGACGCAGGAAAAGGATACGTGTAAAGACATCTTAGATCGAGTCAAGGAGGTTTTGGGGAAGTGACACAATACTTAGTCACAACATTTAAAGATTCAACAGGACAACCGCATGAACATTTTACTGCTGCTAGAGATAATCAGACGTTTACAGTTGTTGAGGCAGAGAGTAAAGAAGAAGCGAAAGAGAAGTACGAGGCACAAGTTAAAAGGGATGCAATTATTAAAACGAGTCAGTTGTTTGAAAATATAAGGGAGTGTGGGAAATGATTAAACAAATACTAAGATTATTATTCTTACTAGCAATGTATGAGCTAGGTAAGTATGTAACTGAGCAAGTATATATTATGATGACGGCTAATGATGATGTAGAGGCGCCGAGTGAGTATAAACATAGAGCGGAGGTAAGTGAGTGATGTGGATTACTATGACTATTGTATTTGCTATATTGCTATTAGTTTGTATTAGTATTAATAGTGATCGTGCAAGAGAGATACAAGCACTTAGATATATGAATGATTATCTACTTGATGAAGTAGTTAAAACTAAAGGGTACAACGGGTTAGAAGAATACAGGATTGAATTGAAGCGAATGAATAACGATATTAAAAAGTAATTTATATTATCGGAGGTATTGCATGTATAGCAGGAAAGAAATACGTGAAATGATAGATAACTACAAATGGATGAAGAACATAATAGACAGTAAAGTCTACGATAACGAAAGTACATCAATTGCACAATACGGTTATCAATCTGCGATGCCAAAAGCTAAAGGCACGACTAGTAATAAAGTGTTAGTGAAAGTTATAAACAAAAACAAAGCGCTTAGAAAGTACGACTACTTGATTAAGAAGATAGCATTCATTGATGAATATGAAGAATACATCACGAATGAAAAAGATTATCATATTTTACAAATGTTAAAACAACGAGAAAGCCATAATAGGATTATGAGCATTCTTGATATAGGCAGAGACAACTTTTATTCTAGAGTAAAAGATATAGTTAATATACTTTATAACCTGCAACAAGAAACCGACACATCGTACACATCGTACACATCGGACAGTTCGGACACATCGTACACATCGGACTAATTTTGATGCTACATATTGTTTTTATTATAATTGCTGTGTAGCAAAACATTTATATTTATTTTGAACTCTCACACTAAGTGAGGGTTTTTATTTTTATAAACAAGAGGTGGAGAATGGAGATATCAAAGTACCAAGAGATAGCTACACGTACACACAATGATGAATTGAATTTAAATGAATCTATTACTTGTTACGGCTTAGGTTTAACTCAATCTACAGGCAATGTTACAGATCTAATTAAACAGCATATGTTTTGTAATGTACCGATAGATAAAGGGATTATGATAAATGAACTTAGCGAAGCATTGTGGAATATAGCTAATCTTACTAACGTATTAGGTATTAACTTGGATGAGATAGCTGGTCATAGTGTTAACATTATCTTGATGAATAAACCTAATCAGACTATCAATATAGACAATGGTATAAGACAAGGAGACAAAGTATTGTTTCAAGGTAGTAAGTATCTTGTTGATGGAGCGATAGGAAACTTATTGTTAATTAGCAATGATAAAGATGATAGACAAGTGACTGTGCAAGATGTTAAGAAAGTTAACAAGGAGTGATAGTCATTGTCTATTATGAAACGATGTAGTCATCCGATATGTAATACATTGATTAATCATAATGAAAGCTATTGTGATAAGCACAAAAGATACGTGAATGATAATTACAATGACTTGAGACGACGAAACGATCCAGAGTATGTAAGATTTTATAAATCGAAAACGTGGCAAAACATGCGTCGAATTGTATTGTTAGAACATGATTTTATTTGTGTTTTTTGCGGCAACCAAGCTACTATGGTTGACCATATTGTACCAACGAAAATTGATTGGGCAAGAAGATTAGACAAAAGTAATTTACAGCCTTTGTGCAATGCTTGTCATAACCAAAAGACAAAAGAAGATTTGAAGAAATATTAAAAAGTAAAAGAACAGAAGTCCCCCCAAAGCCAAAACGGGCGTCAATAAAAGGTTTTCTAGAACGGAGCAGAGTTTTCTTCGCAAAGAACTCCCTTTATTTAAGTTTTTAGTAGGAGGTGCTAATTTATGGCAGGAAGACCTAAGAAACTTTTGTTAAATTCGAATAAGAATTATACAAAAGAAGAAATTATTGAAAAAGAGCGTCAAGAAGCTCAATTAAACAAGTTTTCTAAAATTGATACTGAACCACCATACTTTTTAGATGAAATAGCAAAACAAGAATATCTAAGAATCATACCGCATATGCAAGAATTGCCAATTTCAAACTTAGATAAAGCACAGCTGGCACAATATTGTAGTTTTTACAGTGACTTTGTTAAAGCAAGTTTGATTTTAGAACAGGAAAGCTTGATGTTAGAAGATGATAGAGGAAATCAAAAGGTTAATCCAGCGTTCAACGTAAAAGAAAAAGCGGGCATACGCATGCAACAAACAGCTAATACTTTAGGATTAACAATTGATAGTCGATTGCGTATTATGGTTCCTGATGAAAAAGAAAATGATGATCCATACATGAAATTTGCGAGTGATGACTAATGATAGATTACGTTACTCAATATGCAAAAAAGGTAGTTTCGGGTGAAATATTAGCAAGCAAGAAAAACATTCAAGTCTGTAAACGTCACCTTTCTTTTATAGAGAACCCGCCGATTGGTTGTCATTGGGATAATCGTTTGTCTAACAAAGCAATAGAATTTGTCGAAATGCTACCAGACCCTAAAACAAACGAACCTATGCCGCTTATGGAATTTCAAAAATTCATTGTGGGTAGTCTGTACGGCTGGCGTAGAGGTCAATACAGAATGTTCACTAAAGCTTACATAAGTATGGCTAGAAAACAAGGTAAGTCTCTAATTGTATCAGGAATGTCTGTTAATGAATTGTTGTTTGGACAATATCCTAAATTCAATAGACAGATCTATGTAGCTTCATCAACTTATAAACAAGCACAAACAATATTCAAGATGGCTAGTCAACAAGTCAACTTAATGCGAAGTAAAAGCAAGTTTATCCGTGAAAAAACAGATGTAAGAAAGACAGACATTGAAGATATTTTAAGCAGCTCAGTGTTTGCGCCTCTGTCCAATAATCCAGATGCAGTTGACGGTAAGGATCCTACGGTTGCTATTTTAGATGAATTAGCAAGTATGCCGGATGATGAGATGTATTCAAGATTCAAAACAGGTATGACATTACAAAAGAATCCTTTAACATTGCTTGTTTCAACAGCTGGAGACAATTTAAATAGTCAGATGTATCAAGAATACAAATATATTAGACGTATTTTAGAAGGTGAAGTTAAAGCAGATAATTACTTTGTATATTGCGCGGAAATGGACTCACAAGAAGAAGTACAAGATGAAACGAAGTGGATTAAAGCAATGCCGCTTTTAGAATCAAAAGAACACAGAAAAACAATACTTCAAAACATCAAGTCTGATATTCAAGATGAATTAGAAAAAGGCACATCGTATCATAAGATTTTGATTAAAAACTTCAACTTATGGCAAGCACAAAGAGAAGATAGCTTGCTAGATATTGAAGATTGGGAACAAGCAACAACACATATGCCTGATATCAATGGTAAAGATGTGTATATAGGGGTCGATTTATCGAGGCTAGACGACTTAACGTCTGTAGGGTTTATTTTTCCAAACGATAACAAAAAAGTATTTTTACATAGCCATTCTTTCATTGGGTTAAGAACGAACTTAGAACAAAAAGCGAAAAGAGACAAAATAAATTATGATTTAGTGATTGAACGTGGTGAAGCAGACGTTACGCGCTCAGACAGCGGCATGATTGATTACAAGCAAGTTATAGACTTTATTATAGATTTTATAATGACGCATGATTTGAATGTAAAAGCGGTTTGTTATGACCCGTGGAATGCGCAAAGTTTCATAACAACAATTGAATCTATGGCTTTAGATTGGCCGCTTATTGAAGTTGGACAGAGTTTCAAGGCATTATCACAATCTATTAAAGAATTTAGAATGTGGGTTGCAGATAAACGGATACAACATAACGACAATACGTTACTTACAACATCAGTTAATAATGCTGTTTTGATTCGTGATGGAGAAGACAATGTAAAAATAAACAAAAAAATGAATCGTCAAAAAATAGATCCAATCATTTCGATTATCACAGCTTTCACAGAAGCTAGGATGCATGAATTTCAAGAGAATTGGGCAGAAATCTATGAAAGCGAAGAATTCGGTTTTTAAAGGTGGTGACAAAATGGACTTGAATAAAATAAACGTATTTTTTAATTTGTTGGTTGCTAATTTGGTTAGCATCCTTTTTTTATTAGGTTTATTTGTGATTAACATTTCTGTGTATAAGACTTTCGGCCAAAACATGGGATTATTAAGCGCTGGTATAACGTTGATTGTCATTTCGTTGATTTTAAATCATGAAAGCAATCAAGAAAGGAGGTAGTAATTTGTGGGTATTTTTTATAAAAGTGAAAAACGAGACTTGCAATACAACGAAGATGATTTGCAAATGATGGTACAAACGTTGCCGGGTTTTCAAGGAACAAAACTACGTGAATATAAAGATGTAGAAGCAATTAAACATAGTGATATCTTTACTGCAGTCATGATGATTGCTTCGGATTTAGCACGTATGCCAATAAGGTTAACGGTGAACGGTCAAATTGATTATAGTGACAGGGTTGTTAATTTGTTAAACACACGCCCTAATCCAATGTATAACGGTTATATATTTAAATTAGTTGTGTTTGCCAGCGCTTTGTTAACATCACATGGTTATGTTGAAATTACACGAGATAAAATAGGAAAACCTATGAATTTAACATTCAGAAAGACATCAGAGATTGAATTGAAATCAGACGCAAGAGGTCGACTGTATTATTTTCATCAAAGGATAGACAGTAACGGAAATAATATAGAACGTAACGTTAAGTTCGATGATATGCTAGACATTAAGTTCTATTCATTGGACGGTATAAATGGTTTGTCACTGCTAGATACATTAAGTCGTACTATAGAGTCAGATAACAACGGTAAAGATTTCCTTAATAATTTCCTGCGAAACGGTACACATGCTGGTGGTATTTTGAAAATGAAAGGCGTATTAGATAACAAAAAAGCAAGAGAACGTGCTAGAGAAGAATTCCACAAAACCTTTAGCGGAACTAAACAAGCTGGAAAAGTTGTAGTACTGGATGAATCAATGACGTTTGACCAATTAGAAGTTGATACAGAAGTTTTAAAGCTTATTAGAGAAAACAAATCATCAACAAGAGAAATAGCGGGTGTATTTGGTATTCCGTTGCATAAATTTGGTATAGAAACAGCAAACATGAGTATAACGGATGCTAATTTAGATTACCTATCAACTTTAAAACCTTATATCACCTGTGTTTGTGCAGAATTGAATTTTAAGTTTAACGACGAATATGTGAATCGTGAATTTAAATTTGACACCACTGAAATACGTGTTGTTGATGAAAAAACTCAAGCTGAAATCGACAAAATTAATATCGATTCTGGAAAGATGAATATTGATGAGATTAGGCAGCGTGATGGATTGGCTCCAATACCAGGTGGTAATGGTAGTATTCATAGAGTCGACTTAAACCACGTGAACATTGAACTTGTAGACGAGTATCAGATGAATAAATCAAGAGCTGCCGATAATAAATTGAAAGGTGGTGAGAAGAATGGAGAATAAAGAAACAAGAGCTGGAAGTGTTGTGGAAATTAGAAGCGATGACGAAAAGGGCATGTTCATTGAAGGATACGCATTAAAATTTGATACATGGTCAGAAAACTTAGGTGGTTTCAAAGAAACGATTACTAAAAGAGCTTTGGAGAATGCCGATTTATCAGACGTACGTTGTTTAGTAGATCACTTACCGTCACAAATTATCGGGCGAACAACAGCGGGCACGTTGAAGTTAGATATAGATGACATCGGATTAAAATATCGTTGTCGATTACCTAATACAACGTTTGCAAGGGATTTGTATGAAAATATGAAGCTCGGAAATATAAATCAATGTTCTTTTGGTTTTATGCTTAATGAAAATGGTGATGAAATACGTTTTGATAAAGACGATGGGATATATAAAAGAACACTTACGTCCATTAGTAAGTTGACAGATGTATCAGTTGTCACTTATCCAGCTTACAAGGACACTGATGTTAAACCAGCGCTACGTAGCATTGAAAACATTGAACATGAACAACGAAAAAAAGTGCTGGAAATAAAATTAAGAAAGCATGAGATTGCTAATAAAATTTGGTGAAGTTGAACACCGTAAAAAATACAACCATAGGACATACCGGTTAAGGTGATGTCTATTTTTTATGCAAAATTTTAGGAGGAAATTTAAATGAATAAAAAAGAAGGTTTACGATCTGAGATTTCAGACATTAAAAGACAAATTGATTTAAAAGTGAAATATGCAACACGAGCACTTAATAATGATGAGTTGGAACAAGCAGAAACTTTAGAAAAAGAAATTGCTGATTTACGTTCTCAAATTCAAGAAAAGCAAAAAGAATTGGATAAATTAAAAGAAAAAGATGACTCTCCAGAAGACAATCCACAATCGGTTGAAGTAAATGAAGCGCGTTCTTTTCAAAATCAAGCAAACATCAACGATTTAGGCATTTCGCTTCAAAATACAAAGGTAACAACACAAGAAGTTAGAGACTTTACAGAATACCTTGAAACACGTGATGAAAATTCTATTAAGGGCGGGTCTTTAAAAACAGATTCTGGTTTCGTGTTAATTCCAGAAGAAATTGTAACAGACATTCTTAAATTAAAAGAAGTCGAGTTCAATTTAGATAAGTATGTCACAGTTAAAAAAGCGCCTAATGGTGCAGGGAAGTATCCAGTCGTGCGTCAATCATCTGTTGCAGCACTTCCTGAAGTTGAAGAGTTAGCAGAAAATCCTGAACTAGCAGTTAAGCCGTTTTATCAATTGGTTTATGACATTAAGACGCATCGTGGTTACTTCCGTATTTCACGCGAAACTATCGAAGACGCGAAAGTTAATGTACTGCAAGAGTTGAAGTTATGGATGGCACGTACGATTGCAGCAACACGTAATCAAGCAATCATTGATGTATTGAAAAACGGTTCTCAAGGTGAAAGTGGTAAGCAATTAAAATTAGAAAGAGTTGCTGCAAAAGGCATCGACGGATTGAAAGATGCTATCAACCTTAACATCAAACCGAATTATGAACACAACATTGCGATTGTATCTCAAACGATGTTTGCGAAGTTAGACAAGATGAAAGATAAGTTAGGCAACTATTTAATCCAACCAGACGTTAAAGAGAAAACACAACAACGCTTGCTTGGTGCCAAAGTTGAAATCTTACCAGATGAAATGTTAGGAGAAAAAGCAAACGAGACATTGATTTTCGGCAATCTAAAAGATGCTATTGTATTGTTTGACCGTTCGCAATATCAAGCTGGTTGGACAGATTACATGCATTTTGGTGAATGTTTAATGGTAGCTGTACGTCAAGATTGCCGTATCTTAGATGAAAAATCTGCAATTGTTATTAATTATGAAGATACGAAAAATGTTGGAGACGTTAGTTTAGAAGCGTAAGTACCTATTAAAAAATATATAAAGAGGTGAAAGCTTATGGCGATGTTCAAAGTAAAGAAATCTTATACTGACTTAGAAAAAGGGCAATATCTGGAAAGCGGTAAACATGTTGAAATGACAGTAAAACGCGCTGATTATGTTAATAAAAAATTGAAAGAACACGGGGTAATACTTGAAAGAGTGAAAGAAGAATAGGTGGTTAAATGCAATTAACAGCTAATGAACTCAAGTTATTAAAAAGGCATTGCAAAATAGATCACAATTCAGAGGATGAGTTATTAGAAACGTATTACTCTTGGGCATTCTATGAAATAGCTAGTGCTGTTACGGATGAGCCTAGTAAACATGTTGATTGGTTTAAAGAACATCCTCTATTTACTCGTGCTATTTATCCTTTAGCAAGTTACTATTTTGAAAACCGTATTGCTTATATGGATAGAGATTTATCGCTTGCACCACATATGGTTTTAAGTACAGTGCATAAATTGAGAGGTTCATTTGAGCAATATTTGGAGAGTGAAGAAGATGAGGTTTAATTCCAATAAATTAAATGAACGTATAGATTTTTGTGAAGATGTAAGCGAGAGAGTGAATGGAAATCCGATGAAACCGAAGACGAAAATTTTATACTCTTGTTTCGCTTGCATTCAAGAGTCTAAAGAATCTGACACTCAAACGAACCTTAATACAGGTAGTAAATTTATTAAAACAATTATTATCAGAGATACACGAGGCGATTATAAGCCAACAAATAAGCATTACGTCTTGCACGAAGGACAAAGGTATAACATTAAATATGTTAAGCCAGATTATCAAGATAAATCTTATTTGCGTATCTATGGCGAGGTGGTCGTTTAATGGGGGCAAAAATTGAAGAGAATAACATTGAACAAGGTTTGAGAAATGCAGTTTTAAAAATGAATCTGAACAGCAATGTAATTGTCAAAGCTGGGGCTATGTCATTAGTCCCGCTTTTAAAAAGCAATACGCCTTTTGCAGATACTAAAAAACACGCTCGTGATCACATAGCTGTTTCTAATGTGAAAACAGACAGAGACGCAAGTGAGAAAATCGTTACAGTTGGTTATGCTAAAGGCGTTTCGCATCGTATTCATGCGACGGAATTTGGAACAATGTATCAAAGACCACAATTGTTTATAACGAAAACGGAAAAGCAGGGAAAAAACAAGGTTTTAAAAACGATGATTGATACTGCTAAGAGGTTGCAAAAATGATTAATATTACCACATTAATTAGAGATGCGATTGTTAAGGAGAACGTTACAGATGAAGTAAATGTATTTAACTATACAATAGATGACCATTTTCACGAAAAAACTGACAAACCTATCGTTCGGATATATCCACTGCCATTTAACCCTGACTCATACGCTGATGATAACGAATTCTCAAGAGAATATCATTACCAAATTGATGTTTGGTGGTCTCAAGATGAACCGAATGAACAATCAGAAAAAATTGTTGATTTACTCAAAGAGATGAATTTTCAATGTTATTACAGAGAACCATTATATGAAAGTGACGTCATGTCATTTAGACACATTATAAGAGCTAAAGGCTCTATTCTATCAATGAAAACGGAGGAAACTTAAATGATTGAAAAATTAAAACAAACACCTAGATTTTTAAAATTAAACTTACAACACTTTGCAGACACAGGTGTTTCAGGTATTGCGATTGGTGTATCAAATTTTTATTATGCACCTATTTTAAAAGATACTGAAAAAGAATGGGAAACTGGAGCTGGTACGCGTATTCGTTTCTTAAAAGAAATTGAGGTTGACCGACCACAAGATACAGAAGAGGATTACGGTGACGACATGGTTGCTGCTACTGCTGTATCCAATGGTAAATTAAGCGTTAAAACTACGTTTGTTACTGTTCCAGCTGATGATAAGGCGTTCTTGAACGGCGCTAAAAAAGGTACAGGTGGTTATAAATACGGAGCTAAAGACATCCCACCAGATGTTGCAATTGTATTTGAGCGACGAAACCATGATGAATCATCAGAATGGGTAGGTCTATTCAAAGGTAAATTCACGCGCTCAAGCATCAAAGGACAAACAAAACAGGATAAGGTTGAATTCCAAAACGATGATGTAGAAGGTAACTTTATTGATCGTTTGTTTGATGAGAGTTCGCATGTCACTGGCTATGATGCAAAAGGGAGTACGGCAGGTCGTGACTATGTATTCATGGAAACATTCGGTAAAACTTACGATGAGTTTATGTCTAGTCGTGGAGAACAAACTACAGAAGCTGTAGAAAAAGAGATGAAGAAAACTGAAAAGGTTAAAGTTACCTCTGTGAATATCGAGGATGACCAAATCACTGTTAAAGTAGATGAGAATAAACAACTTACAGCTACGACCGAACCATCTGGACAGCGAGTGACTTATAAAGTAACTGAAGGACAAGGTTATGCTAGCGTGTCACCAACAGGACTTGTTAAAGGTTTAGCAGAAGGTAATGCAACTGTTACTGCTACTGCCGGTGAACAATCTGATACTGTACAAGTCACAGTACAATCTAATTTAGAAATGTAATTATCGAGGGTTTAATGCCCTCTTTTTATTTTGGCCAAATTAAAAAGAAAGTAGGAATTTAATAATGGAACGTACGTCAATTGAATTAATTACAGGATTTACAAAAACGGGAAAGCCGCAATATCAAAAGTATTTAGCAAAACCTATTATTACTTTGTTTGAAACAATTCAAGGTTCAAAATTAGGTTTAAAGCTTAACAAAGCATTTAAGGGCGCTGATTTTAAAGAGTTAACAGAAGAAGAATTTAATAACTTAAGCGTGACAGAACAAGAAGAATACAAAAATAAACAAGAAGAAATCGAAGACAACATGGCTTTACAAATGGAAGTGTTAGAAGAAGTTTTGGATTTCATCGTTGAAGCTTTTGACAATCAATTCACTAGTATTGAACTTCAAAAAGGATTGCCAAATGGTCAAGAAGGTATTGAAACAATCGGACAGTTAATTGGACGAATTACAGGCGGGGAACCTAGCGATACAAAAAAGTTCGTGACAGAGAATCAGAAATAAGAAAAGAAGATTTAACACCTGAAGCTGTCTATAACAATTATAGGAAAATAGCTAAAGATTTGATAGAAAACGGAATGGATGCAGAAAAAGTAGCAAACATGCCGATACACTTCTTTTTAGACATTGTTGAATCGAAGATTGAAACAAAACGAACAGCAAAAAGTTTTAAAGATATTTTTTAAGCAACTTACACAGTTGTTTTTTTATATTTACATTTTTGAAGAAAGGAGGTTTTTAAATGGTTAACCCTATAGGTAATATGGTCATAAAAGTTGATTTGGACGGCTCAGGTTTTAATCGTGGTGTAACAGGTTTAAACAGACAAATGAGAATGGTCTCACGAGAACTGTCAGCTAATTTATCGCAATTTTCTAGATACGATAATTCTTTAGAGAAATCAAAGATTAAGGTTGATGGATTGAGTAAAAAACAAAAAGTTCAAGCTCAGATTACTAAAGAGTTGAAAGATAGTTATGACAAGCTTAGTAAAGAAACCGGTGAAAACAGCGCGAAAACACAAGCGGCTGCAGCTAAATACAACGAAGCTTACGCTAAATTGAATCAATACGAACGAGAGTTAAACCAAGCTACACAAGAATTAAAAGACATGCAAAGAGAACAAAAAGCGTTAAACAGTGCGATGGGTAAACTTGGAAATAACTTTAATAATTTTGGTCCCAAACTTCAAGAAATTGGTAACAGTATGAAAAATGTAGGCCGTAACATGACTATGTATGTAACTGCACCGGTTGTTGCTGGGTTTGCTGTCGCAGCTAAAAAAGGTATTGAATTTGATGACAGTATGAGAAAGGTTAAAGCAACTTCAGGTGCTACAGGCGAAGAGTTTGAGGCTTTAAAGAAAAAAGCGCGAGAAATGGGAGCGACTACAAAGTTTAGCGCATCAGATTCTGCTGAAGCATTAAATTACATGGCACTTGCTGGTTGGGATTCCAAGCAAATGATGGAAGGTTTAAGCGGTGTTATGGATTTAGCGGCAGCATCAGGCGAAGATTTAGGCGCAGTTAGTGATATTGTCACTGACGGACTTACTGCATTTGGTTTAAAAGCAAAAGATAGTGGTCATTTCGCAGATGTTTTAGCGCAAACTAGCTCAAAAGCAAATACGGATGTTAGAGGGCTCGGAGAAGCTTTTAAATATGTTGCTCCTGTAGCAGGTGCATTAGGTTATACGATTGAAGACACATCTATTGCAATAGGTTTAATGAGTAATGCTGGTATCAAAGGTGAAAAAGCAGGTACAGCGCTAAGAACAATGTTTACCAATCTTTCAAGTCCAACTAGAGCTATGGGTAACGAAATGGAACGCTTAGGAATATCTATTACAGATAGTAACGGTAAAATGATTCCTATGCGAAAGCTTTTAGGTCAGCTGAGAGAGAAATTTAAACATCTTTCAAAAGACCAACAAGCTAGTTCTGCCGCTACAATATTTGGTAAAGAAGCGATGTCAGGAGCATTAGCGATTATAAATGCTTCTGATGAAGACTATCAAAAACTAACCAAATCTATAGATTCATCTACCGGCGCATCTAAAAGAATGGCCGATACAATGGAATCTGGTTTAGGTGGGAAATTAAGAACTTTAAGGTCGCAGTTTGAAGAACTAGCTTTAACGATTTATGACAGGATAGAACCTGCGTTAAAAATTATAGTAAGTGCTTTTAGTAAAGTGGTTACGTGGATAACTAAATTACCGGCGTCAATCCAATTAGCTATCGTTGGCTTTGGTTTGTTTGCGGCGGTATTAGGTCCATTGATTTTTATGTTTGGTTTATTTGTAAGTGTAATAGGGAATGCGATGGCAGTTTTAGGTCCTCTTTTAATAAACGCTAAAAAAGCTGGTGGTATATTCGCGTTTTTAAGAACTAAAATTGCCTCACTTGTTAAACTATTTCCAATTTTAGGTGTATCAATATCTAGTTTAACGTTACCTATAACATTGATTGTAGGAGCATTAGTTGGTATTGGTATAGCTTTCTATCAAGCTTATAAACGTTCAGAAACTTTTAGAAATATTGTAAATCAGGCAATCTCTGGTGTAGCAAACGCATTTAAAGCAGCTAAACTGGCATTACAAGGTTTCTTTGATTTGTTCAAAGGTGATAGTAAAGGTGCGGTTACTCTCGAGAAGATATTCCCGCCCGAAACTGTATCAGGGATAAAGAATGTAGTTGATACGATTAGAACCACTTTCTTTAATGTTGTTGACGCTATCGTTGGGTTTGCTAAAGAGATAGGCGGTCAGTTAGCGTCGTTCTGGAAAGAAAATGGCGCAGAGATTACACAAGCCTTACAAAATATAGCTGGTTTTATCAAGGCTACATTTGAATTTATTTTTAACTTCATTATCAAACCAATCATGTTTGCAATTTGGCAAGTCATGCAATTTATTTGGCCAGCAATAAAATACTTAATTGTCAGCACTTGGGAAAATATCAAAGGTGTGATACAAGGTGCTATTAATATCATTTTAGGCATCATCAAAGTGTTTTCTAGTCTATTCACAGGAAACTGGAAAGGCGTTTGGGACGGTATTGTAATGATACTAAAAGGTACTGTACAGTTAATTTGGAATTTAATACAACTGTGGTTTGTAGGTAAAATTCTAGGTGTAGTGAGATACTTTGGTGGATTGCTTAAAGGTTTAATATCCGGTATCTGGGGCGTTATCAAAGGTATTTTCACAAAATCTTTATCAGCAATTTGGAATGCGACGAAAAGTATTTTTGGTTTCTTATTCAATAGTGTTAAATCTATTTTCACCAATATGAAAACCTGGTTATCTAGCACGTGGAATAACATCAAAAGTAATACGGTTGGTAAGGCTCATTCGTTATTTACGGGTGTAAGGTCTAAATTCACAAGTTTATGGAATGCGACGAAAGACATATTTACCAAATTAAGAAATTGGGTGTCAAACATCTGGAACTCTATTAAAGATAACACGGTAGGTATAGCTGGTCGCATATGGGATAGAGTGCGTAACATCTTTGGAAGCATGCGTGACGGTTTAAAATCTATCATTGGTAAAATTAAAGATCATATCGGTGGTATGGTAGACGCTGTTAAAAGAGGTCTTAATAAATTAATTGAAGGTTTAAACTGGGTCGGTGGTAAGTTGGGTATGGACAAAATACCGAAGTTACACACTGGTACTGAACATACGCATACTACTACAAGATTAGTTAAGAACGGTAAGATTGCACGTGACACATTCGCTACAGTTGGAGATAAGGGACGCGGAAATGGTCCAAATGGTTTTAGAAATGAAATGATTGAATTCCCTAATGGTAAACGTGTAATCACACCTAATACAGATACAACAGCGTACTTACCTAAAGGTTCAAAAGTATATAACGGCGCACAAACTTATTCAATGTTAAATGGAACGCTTCCAAGATTTAGTATAGGTACTGTGTGGAAAGATATTAAATCCGGTGCATCATCGGCATTTAACTGGACAAAAGATCAAATAGGTAAAGGTACCAAATGGCTTGGCGATAAAGTTGGCGATGTAATGGACTTTATTGATAATCCGGGTAAGCTTTTAAATTATGTGCTCAAAGCGTTTGGTGTTGACTTTAGCTCTCTAACTAAAGGTATGGGTATTGTTGGCGATATAACAAAAGCGTCTTGGAATAAGATTAAAAGTAAGGCGATTAATTGGATAAAAGAAGGATTAGAGAGCCAAGCGGGAGATGGTTCTGTGTTTGATGGTTTCAGAATACTGCAGCCTTATTCAGCACCGCCAAAACCTCCTAACCCCAATTATCCATTTAACGGAGGCGTTCATCATGGTGTTGACTATGATACGCCGACTGGCACCCCTATACGTACGCCAATGGGTGGACGTGTTAGAAGTTGGTATGACAACTATGGTGGCGGTAAAGCAATTACTGTTCAAAAAGGTCGAACATTCTTGTGGTTCATGCACTTATCTGAACAATTGCGTAGAACAGGTGAACAAATTAAAGCTGGTCAATTAATTGGTAAATCAGGTAATACAGGTTCTATGACTAATTACCGCCATTTACATTTCCAAGTCAATCAAGGCGGAGAGTCTAATAGGTATTCGACAGACCCTATTCCTTGGTTACGGAAAAACGACAAAACTGGTGGAAAGAATTCACCTGGAGGGAGTGGTTCTGAAAATGCGCGCAGAGCGATTAGAACAGCTCAAAATATACTTGGAGGTCAATACAAAGCTAGCTGGATTACACACGAAATGATGCGTGTAGCAAGACGTGAATCCAATTATACAGCTAATGCAGTTAATAATTGGGATAGCAACGCAAGAGCTGGTATACCTTCAAGAGGTATGTTCCAAATGATAGATCCTTCATTTAGAGCGTACGCAAAGTCGGGTTACAATAATCCTCTCAACCCAACTCATCAAGCTATATCGGCTATGAGATATATTGTGGGTAAATGGGTACCGAGAACAGGCTCATGGAGAGCTGCGTTCAAACGCGCTGGTGATTACGCTTATGCTACTGGTGGCAAAGTCTACAACGGGTTATATCACTTAGGTGAAGAAGGGTATCCAGAATGGATAATACCTACTGATCCAAGTAGAGTGAATGAAGCACACAAACTACTAGCTTTAGCTGCTAACGATATTGACAATCGTTCTAAAAATAAGCGACCAAACAACTTACCAAACCCTAATGTGAATAATAGTGATACGAACTATATTAAAACATTAGAGAATAAACTGAACACAGTTATTAATTGTTTGGTTAGTTTAGTTGAATCAAATCAAGCTATTGCGGATAAGGAATTAAACGTAATCATTGATGAAAATAGCTTTGATAAAAAAGTGAATTCATCTATAGACAAACGAGAACGTCACGAAGCTACAAGAGCTAAATTCAGAAAAGGAGGTGCAATAATCTAATGCAAGATACAATTCAAGTTGATAATAAAAAGCTCGAATGGCTGGTTGTACAAAGAGGGTTTGAGATACCCTCTTTTAACTTTGTTACTGAAAAAGAAAATGTGAGAGGTCGAGCAGGTTCGGTTGCTAAATATAGATATTTGAATGACATTGAATTTGATTTACCGTTAATCATTCGGAATGAAAAATTGTCACCAGGTGGAGAAAAAACACATGATGATATATTAGAAGCATTGGTTAAGTTTTTTGATATTAAAGATTTAATACCTAAAAAACTAAAATTCAAATCTCAGAACTGGTATTGGTATGCTTATTTTGATGGACCTATTAAAATACCTAAGAATCCAAGAGGGTCAGTAAAGATTACAATCAAAGTCGTACTTACAGACCCATATAAATATCGTGAGAAACGAAACGTTAATACAGCTATTTCTGACCAAGTCTCTGTAGTTAATAGTGGTACTGCGGATACACCTATTATTGTTGAAGCAAGAGCGCTTAAACCGTCTAGTTATTTTATGATTACTAAAAATGACGAAGATTATTTCATGGTCGGCGATGACGAAGTGACTAAAGAAGTCAAAGATTATATGCCACCTGTATACCACACTGAATTTCGAGATTTTAAAGGTTGGAACAAAATGTTATCGGGTGATATTCCTGATAAATATTTAGGTGGAAAAGTCGGCGGGGATTTTGTTATTTCTAATTTAGGTGAAGGGTACAAAGCTACCAATTTTCCAAGTGATAAAGGTTGGGTAGGCGCTGGCACAAAAAGAGGTTTACCAAAAGCCATGAAAGATTTTCAAATCACTTATAAGTGTATTGTGGAACAAAAGGACAAAGGGGCTGGGAGAACAGCACAACATATTTATGATACTGATAATAAACTCATTGCTTCTATAGGTTATGAAAACAAGTATCATGATAGAAAGATTGGTCATATTGTCGTCACGCTGTTTAATCAACAAGGAGACCCGCTAAAGATATATGATTACCAAAATAAGCCAATGATGTATAACAAAGACAGAATCGTTGTATATATGAGGTTAAGAAGAGTAGGTAATACGTTTTATATCAAGACATGGAAATTCGACCACATCAAAGACCCCGATAGATTAAAACCTTTAGATGTAAATGAGAGCGTTTGGGTTGATGGTGGCAAGTTTTATCAACGCCAAGTCGCAGCTATTTCAATATACAGTGCCAAGTATACGGGGTACAAATGGATGGAGATGAACGGCTTAGGTTCATTTAATACTGAAATCTTACCAAAACCAAAAGGTGCTAGAGAAGTCATCATACAAAAAGGTGATTTGGTTAAAATTGATATGCGAGCTAAAAGTGTAGTGATTAATGAAGAACCTGGTCTATCCAAAAAGTCGTTTGGAAGTAATTATTTCAACATTGCGACAGGATATTCTGAATTAATCATACAACCAGAGAATACTTTTGACACAAAAGTAAAATGGCAAGATAGATATTTATAGAAAGGAGGTTACTATTTGATACATGTATTAGATTTTAATGACAATATCATTGATTTCATTTCAACAGATGATGGTGCGTTAATAAAAGCTAATCATAAGCGAAACGTTAATGATAATTCTGAGACGTTAGACTTAATGATATTATCACAAAGGGCTGAAAAGTTTAGAGAGCGTCACAGAGTCATTATAAGAGATTCCAACAAACAGTGGCGAGAATTCATTATTGATTGGGTTCAAGATACTTTAGGCGGCTATACAGAGATAGAATGTACAGCTTCGTATTTATCTGATATCACTACCGCAAAACCTTATTCGCCTGGGAAGTTTGAGAAAAAGAGTACATCAGAAGCATTAAAAGATGTTTTAAGTGATACAGGTTGGGAGGTCTCAGAACAAACTGAATACGATGGCTTGCGTACAACATCGTGGACATCTTACCAAACAAGGTATGAAGTGTTAAAACAACTTTGTACAACGTACAAAATGGTGATGGACTTTTATATTGAACTTGGCGCAAATACTGTAAAAGGTCGTTATGTTGTATTAAAAAAGAAAAACAGTTTGTTTAAAGGTAAAGAAATTGAATACGGTAAAGATTTAACAGGTTTAACTAGAAAGATAGATATGTCCGAAGTCAAAACAGCGTTAGTTGCGATTGGACCAGAAAATGACAAAGGTAAACGTTTAGAACTCATTGTGACTGATGATGAAGCACAAAAACAATTCAACTTACAGTCACGTTATATATGGGGTATTTATGAACCACAATCAGACGACCAAAACATGACTGAAGCACGTTTAAAGACCCTTGCTAAAACGGAGTTAAATAAACGTAAGTCTGCCATTATGTCTTATGAGATAAATGCTTTAGATTTAGAGCCAACCTATCCTCATGAAGTCATTTCTATTGGTGATACCTTAAGGGTTAAAGATAGATATTTTAATCCACCGTTATATATTGAAGCCGAAGTAATCTCAGAAGAATATGATTTGATTTCAGAGGAAAGTAAATATACTTTTGGACAATCAAAAGAATTTAAAGAATCTGAGTTAAGAGATGAGTTCAATAAAAGGTTGGATGTTATACGTCAACGGTTATCTGACAATATTTCAAATATTAATACCATTGTTGCAGAAGCTGTTGAAGGTGAGTTAGAACATTTTGAACGTAAAATCATTAAATCTGATACACCGCCGCCAAATCCAGTTAATGATATGCTTTGGTACGATACAAGTAATCCTAATGTAGCAGTACTAAGGCGTTATTGGAATGGTGAATGGCGTGAAGAAACAGTTAATGATGTTGAAAAAATCGGTGGTATTACAAGAGAAAAAGCGTTGTATAGTGAGTTGAACAATACATTTATTAATTTAGCTATACAACACGCCAAGCTTTTATCAGAGGCTACCCAGTTACTAAATAGTGAGTATCTAGTAGATAATGATTTGAAAGCAGACCTACAAGCAAGTCTTAGCGCTGTGATTGATGTTTATAATCAAATTAAAACAAATTTAGAATCAATGACACCCGAAACAGCAACTATAGGTCAATTGGTAGATACACAAGCATTGTTTCTTGAATATAGAAAGAAACTGCAAGATGTTTATACAGATGTAGAGGATGTAAAAATTGCTATAGTTGATAGGTTTAAACTGCTTCAATCTCAATACTCTGATGAAAAGTATAAAGAAGCGCTTGAAGCAATTGCAACAAAATTTGGCTTAACAGTCAATGAAGATTTGCAGTTAGTCGGAGAGCCCAACATAGTTAAATCTACTATTGAAGCAGCTAGAGAAATGACGCAGGAACAATTACGTGACTATGTTAAAACATCTGATTACAAAACAGATAAAAACGGTATTGTTGAACGTTTGAATACAGCTGAAGCTGAACGGAAAACGTTAAAAGGTGAAATCAAAGATAAAGTTACTTTGAATGAATATCAAAGCGGCTTAGCTGAGAGTAAAAAGTATAGTGAAGAACAAGATAAAATACGTGAATTAGAAATCAAAGCTTATGCGGATGGTATCGTTTCACAAGAAGAGCAGCGCGCAATTGATGATGCAAAGCAGAAACTACAAGAAGCTAAGGAAATCGCATCACAAGAGGCAGACAATGCTTTTGATAAATCTAAGAAGTACACAGACGGTATCAATCAAAATACTGACAGAAAGCTGAGGCAAATGGAAACCTCTATTGAGCACAACGGCCAAGAAATATCATCACGCGTTACTCTGAAAGAATTTAACGCATCCAATAAGACTTTATCAAACATAATAACGGAAATTGTTCAAAACATTACAGAAGGCGTAACAATTCGACACGATAACAACGGTGTTGCACAATATTTAAACGTGGGTCCTCAAGGTATTAGGTTGAACGGAGATAAGATAGATATTAGCGGTAACAAGCAGATAAATTTACTCATTCAAGATATGAAGGATAAAGTCGATAAAAACGATATCGTCAATAGTTTGAACCTATCATCAGAAGGTCTAGACATTAATGTTAACCGGATTGGTATTAAAGGTGGTAACGCTAATCGTTATGTTCAAATACAAAACGACTCTATTGAGTTAGGTGGTATTGTGCAAAGAACTTGGCGAGGGAAACGATCTACTGACGATATATTCACACGTCTTAAAGACGGACATTTGCGTTTCCGAAATAATACCGCTGGCGGCTCGCTTTATATGTCGCATTTTGGTATTTCAACATATATCGATGGTGAAGGTGAAGATGGGGGCTCATCCGGTACGATTCAATGGTGGGATAAAAAGTATAGCGATAGTGGTATGAGTGGCTTGACTATAAATTCATATGGCGGTGTTGTCGCGCTTAGTTCAGATTATAACCGTGTTGTAATCGACTCTTACGCTTCGGCTAACATTCAAAGTAAACAAGCACCTGTTTATCTATATCCGAATACTGAAAAAGTACCTGGATTAAACCGTTTTGCGTTTACACTATCTAACGCTGATAACGCTTATTCAAGTGATGGTTATATCATGTTTGGATCTGATGAAAATTATGACTACGGCGCAGGTATCAGATTTTCTAAGGAAAGAAATAAAGGTCTTGTTCAAATTGTTAATGGTAAGTACTCAACCGGTGGAGATACAACAATTGAAGCAGGTTATGGTAAATTCAATATGCTCAAACGACGAGATGGTAATAGGTATATTCATATACAGAGTACAGACTTACTATCTGTTGGTTCAGATGACGCGGGTGATAGAATAGCCTCTAACTCAATTTACAGACGTACGTATTCAGCTGCGGCGAATTTACACATTACTTCTGCCGGTACGATTGGACGTGCGACTTCAGCACGCAAATATAAGTTGTCTATCGAAAATCAATATGATGATAGCGCGGAACAATTGGAACATTCAAAAGCGATTCTTAACTTACCGATAAGAACATGGTTTGATAAAGCTGAATCTGAAATCTTAGCTAAAGAGCTGAGAGAGGATAGAAAATTATCGGATGATACCTATAAACTTGAAAGATATGTAGGATTGATTGCGGAAGAAGTGGAAGCGCTGGGTTTAAAAGAGTTTGTCACATACGATGACAAAGGAGAAGTTGAAGGTATAGCGTATGATCGTCTATGGATTCATCTTATCCCTGTCATCAAAGACCAACAACTAAAAATCGAAAAATTGGAGGAACTTATCAATGCAGGACAATAAACAAGGATTGCAAGCTAATCCTGAATACGCAATACATTTTTTGTCACAAGAAATTGCGAGATTAACACAAGAAAACGCGATGTTAAAAGCGTATATACAAGAAAATAAAGAAGAACAACAATGTGCTGAGGAAGCGTAACCCTTAGCACTATTTTTATAAAAAATTTAAGGAGGTCATTTAGTTATGGCAAAAGAAATTATCAACAATACAGAAAGATTTATTTTAGTACAAATCGACAAAGAAGGTGCAGAACGAGTGATTTACCAAGATTACGTAGGAAATTTCACAACTTCAGAAATGATTAATCACGCACAGGACTTTGCATCTGAAGAAAACGCTAAGAAAATTGCAGAAACTTTAAATTTGTTATATCAATTAACTAACAAAAAGCAACGTGTAAAAGTAGTTAAAGAAGTAGTTGAAAGAACAGACTTATCACCTGAAATCACAGTTGAACCCGTAGTTGTGTAAATTATAAGCAAGGTACAAATAGAATAAAACAAGTAGGTGGGAGGAATGTTTGGACTTTTTAACAGGCGCTTTTATGATCATGAATGGCGTATTAAGCGGTTAGAAGATGACCGTGAGACTATCTTTAAAAAGTTAGATAACATACAAGAAAGTCAAAAAGTGCAAGAAAAAGTAAGTGGAAAACTGGATAGAACACTTGATGTGATAATCAGAGAGAAAGATTTAGATAAAGAAATCAAAGACAAGAACGCAAAGAATATTCAACAGTTAAAAACTTGGATACTTGGGCTTATTGGTACAATTCTAGGTTCACTGATTATCACAATTTTAAGAACGATATTTGGTATTTAAGGAGGTGGGCACAATGCTTAAAGGTTTGTTTAGTCGTAACTTCTGGTCTTGTTTTTGGTTTGGGAAATGTAAGTAAAAATGTGATATGATAGATTTCATGAGCAAGTTGGATAGATGGTGGCTATCTGAGTATAAGGAGGTGGTGCCTATGGTGGCATTACTGGAATCTTTAGAAAGGAGACGCCTTTGTGGTATCTATTGTTGATGCGCTAAATTTGATGTTTAGTTTCGGTATGTTTATCGTTACTTTACTTGGTTTGGTCATCGCAATTGTTAAATTAAGTCACAAAAAATAACCATCTCAACTTTGACGGGTTTGATGGTTATTTAAATCATATATCAAATTAGTCACCGTCTTTTTAACGGGCTCACTAGGGCGACATGTTTCCGCATGTTGCCCTTTTTCTATTTATAAATTAACACACTATAAAATAAATATCAAATAGGCGGCTTAGTAGTCGTCTTTTTATTTTGGATAAAAGGAGACAGAAACATGCGTATCAATTGGAAATTGAGATTTAAAAATAAAGCAGTATTAACAGGTTTGGTTGGTGCATTGTTGCTATTTATCAAACAAATTACAGATTTGTTCGGATTAGATTTATCTACGCAATTAAATCAAGTTAGTGCTATTATAGGTGCTATCCTCACATTACTTACAGGTATTGGCGTAGTTACTGACCCGACTTCAAAAGGCGTCTCAGATTCATCTATAGCACAGACATATCAAATGCCTAGAGATAGTAGCAAAGAAGAACAACAAGTTACTTGGAAGACTTCACAAGATACTAGCTTAACGCCTGAACTAAGTACGAAAGTACCGAAAGTGTATGATACATCACAACCATTTACAGATGCTTCTAACGAGGTTGGTTTTGATGTGAATGAATATCATCATGGGGGTGGCGATAATGCAAGCAAAAATGACTAAAAAAGAGTTCTTAGATTGGTTAAGGGGATCAGTAGGAAAACAATATAACACCGACGGTTGGTATGGATTCCAATGCTTTGACTATGTTAATGCAGGTTGGCAAGCCTTATTCGGATACAACTTAAAAGGTATAGGCGCTAAAGATATACCAAGTGCTAATAATTTTAATGGATTAGCTAACGTTTACCAAAATACACCAGACTTCTTAGCACAACCTGGTGACATGGTTGTATTTGGTAGTAATTACGGTGCAGGATATGGTCACGTAGCTTGGGTAGTGGATGCGACCCTAGACTATATCGTTGTAAATGAGCAGAATTGGTTAGGCGGTGGTTGGACTGACGGCGTTCAACAACCTGGCTGGGGTTGGGAAAAAGTTACAAGGCGACAACATGCTTATGACTTCCCTATGTGGTTTATCCGTCCTAACTTCAAAAGTGAAACAGCACCACGATCAATTCAATCTCCTACACAAACACCAAAAAAAGAAACAGATATGCCACAACCTAAGGCGGTAGAACTTAAAATCATCAAAGATGTAGTAAAAGGATATAACCTACCTAAACGCGGTAGTAATCCTAAGTTTATAGTTATTCACAACGACGCAGGAAGTAAAGGCGCAACAGCAGAAGCATATCGTAATGGATTAGTTAACGCGCCATTATCGAGGCTAGAGGCAGGTATTGCACATAGTTACGTATCAGGCAACACAGTGTGGCAAGCCTTAGATGAATCACAAGTAGGCTGGCATACAAAGAATCAAATAGGCAATAAATACGGTTACGGTATTGAGGTGTGTCAATCAATGGGCGCAGATAACGCTACGTTTTTAAAAAATGAACAGGCAACTTTCCAAGAATGCGCTAGGTTATTAAAAAAGTGGGGATTACCAGCAAACAGAAACACAATCCGATTGCACAACGAATTCATTTCAACATCATGCCCGCACAGAAGCTCAGTATTGCACACTGGTTTTGACCCAATAACTCGCGGGCTATTGCCGGAAGATAAACAATTACAGTTAAAAGACTATTTTATCAAGCAAATTAGAACGTATATGGACGGGAAAATACCAGTTGCTACTGTCTCAAATGATTCAAGTGCTTCAAGTAATACAGTTAAGCCAGTTGCGAGTGCATGGAAACGTAATAACTATGGTACCTACTACATGGAAGAAAGCGCTAGATTCACAAACGGCAATCAACCAATCACAGTGAGGAAAGTAGGACCATTCCTATCATGCCCAGTAGGTTATCAGTTCCAACCTGGCGGATACTGTGATTATGACGAGGTTATGTTACAAGATGGTCATGTTTGGGTAGGATATACATGGGAGGGGCAACGTTATTACTTGCCTATTAGAACATGGAATGGTTCTGCTCCACCTAATCAGATATTAGGTGACTTATGGGGAGAAATCAGTTAAAATGACGTAGTCATGTCTTTTTAAGCAGGTGCTTTACACACCCGCTTTTTTGTTTACATTTAAAGATAAGATGTGATATTCTTTTGTTAGAATTTTATTTAACATTTCTCTCTCTCAAGTTGAAATCGTGAGTAATAGGCAGGTACTTCGGTACTTGCCTATTTTTTTATGCAAATTTTAAAAAACACTTGAACAATAAACAATTGTTTAGTGTAATTGTATTTGTAGGTTAGTTGATGACTTACAAATTATGTGTAAGGAGGTGAAAAGCCTCATGCTAGACGTAATAAAAACACTTCTAGAACATCCAGTATTGGCAGTACTGATAATTCCAGAAGTGTTAAAACAACTTAGAGAATGGCATCTCGGCTACCTAGACCGAAAGCCAAACAACAAAGATTAACATTATGCTTGGAGCCTGACGGCTCCTCCTTACACTTATATAATATAATATTATTTGGAGGTTTTCAATTATGACAGAACAAATGTATTTATTATTGTTTTTATTAAGCCTACCATTGTTACTATTTATTGGGAGAAAAACACATTTTTATTGTTTAGATAAAAAGAATGGACGTAGATAATATGAGTGATTATAAATTAAAAATAATTGAATTGATCAAAAGTGATATAACAGGTTACCAAATTCACAAAGAAACTGGCGTAGCGCAATATGTAATTTCACAATTAAGGCAAGGAAAGCGCGAAGTAGATAACTTAACTTTAAATACAACTGAAAAACTATACAGCTACGCACGACAAGTGTTATAATATAAACGTGAAATGGTCATTCTTGAAATGACTCGGTCGTTACTGACACAGACCGTTTAAAGTGTCGCCACAACATGAACTGAGAATTCATATGACGTTGCTGACGAGCGACAAAGCTCTGTGTTCCTGGATGGGAGTAAGTTTGTGTGGTGGTACATAACAAGTCGCTGAAATATTTGCGACATAATAAAGCATATTATTGGTTTTATTAAGTGCTATAGTCACACCTCAACCACTCATACTAGTTACTGGGTGGTTGTTTTTTTGTTCGCCATTATGTTCTGTCTACTAAACTCAGATTATTTTATATATTATTTATATAGACGTTGATGTAGGAGGAGAAAATATGGAGATAAATAAGGACATATTAAACAAGACAATTAGTGAATTCTCAAAAGGACGTAAAGATTTACTTATATCTGAATATACACAAATTATTGATAACGATGAAATAAAAGAATTGCAAATGAAAGAAATAGAAAATGTAATTGAATATGCACTTGATAAAGATTTTGACAAATTGTTAACTTCATTTAGAAATACAGAATATGACCAAAGTTATAAATATAGCGCTTTATTTAAAATTATAAATAAAGATGTCGGAGAATTATTAAGTGTTTTAGAAGAAAAGCGCAATTTAAAAATTAACGAAAATGACTATTTTGGGCATTATAATAGTGAAAAAAGATACTTTATTTTGAATTTTTTTAGAAGAGGTACAACTTTAGTGGGTAATGAAGCTATCACTAAAGAAAGAATACAAAGTGCAATTATAGTTTTGCACGAAGTGGATAAAGAATTATATTTTGAGATATCTGTAGATAGCATCCAGAATTATTATAGAAAAGATAGTACAAATTATTATTTGTCCATAATTGATAGAATTGTTAATTGGATATCACAAAAGCTCTTAATTACTTGTCAACCAGTTAATTTGAACTTTACTATTGATAAAATGAGGAAAAATCAAGAATCTGATTTTTTAGTTAGTGCACAATTAATGAATACAAATAATGGTGCGAAGGCTACGTTGGATTCGGCTAGCTCTACTACTATCATATTGCCTATTTTAGGTGAACTAAAAGAATTAATAGCAACAAATAAAAATTTGTTTAAAAACTCTGAAGAAGGGCTTGAAAAAATTAACGACTTCATTATAGAGTTAGAAGAAGAGTCTGACTTGCCTTGGGTTTCCTTGATTAATAAAACAAAAAAAATATCAATCAAGTTTTTATTTGAAAGTTATACCGGTAAAGATTATACTTTGTTAAACTACTATTATCACGAAAAGAAAAGGGAGGGTATGGATTATGTTACAAGAAAATTATTGTCGGAATACAATCAGGTCAATATTGCAAAAAACAAATCTGAAGAAACCTCTCTCTCGGGAATTTGAACAAAGTTTGATTAAAAATTTAAAACCGGGAAATAGAATTTATCCAGGAGTATACAACAGAAGATTTAATATAAGTATTAAAGAGATAGTTTTAATTATGAACGCGTTCATCGATAAAGATATTATTAATCTAAGGTTTCAAATTCAGATCGATGATGATTTAAAGCCTGAGATGTATACTTTAAAAACATTACCGCATTTTTATTATGATGACGAAAATGATATTGACATTGAACTAGATGAAAGAAATTATATACCTGTATACGAGGTTGTAAGATGACAAATGAAAAATTTGAAATTTTTAAAGAAGTATTAAAGCACACAGATAAATCAACAATAGAAGAACAGTATTTATTTTCAGAAGAGGATTATAAAAGGTTTGATTTGTATATAAAGAAATTAGAAAAAGATGATTTTAAAAACGCTAAAGAAAAAGGGGAATATTTTGAAGAATTTATTATTTTCATTTTAACATGTTCTAACATATTTGAATGTACTAAAAATATACGTACAAATACAAACGAAATAGATATTAGAGCTGAGTTCAGTCCTCCAGCTAAAGATATTGCTAAATATTATGATATAAAAGATACTAGCCCGATTTATTTTGAATGTAAGAACTATAGGACAAGCAAAATTAACGTTACTTATGTTGGTAAGTTTTTTTCTCTTTTATCAACAACGAATAAAAATCTTGGAGTGATGGTATCTCCTCAAGGTATTACTGGAACGCCTAAAGAATGGACAGACGGATATGGTTTATGTAAAAAAATTAGACTTAAATATAATATAAATATAATATCTATAAGTTATGAAGATTTATTTAAACTTAAAGAGAAAAGTATGTTTCAAATTATAAATGAAAAATTAACTTTTTTAGCGGAAGATTTTGATATAACTCAACATATAACTCAACACCCTTTAGAAGATGAATTTAAAAAATATGAAAAAATTTATTAAAACCAACAAAACCACACCACCTATTAATCTAGGAGTGTGGTCGTTTTTATGTTTTTTTCGGGGCAAAAAAAGGGCGGATTATTTGAATAAGGGCAAACACGAGTGGAAAAACTGAAACGCAAAAAGTGCTTAAAATGTTGATGTAACAGCGTTTTTTGGACATTTGTGTACGTCTGCGGATTGTTTTTTCAAATCTTACAAGGGTGGGATCATGTCGATTTTATCGGTGTGGATTTCCTAGATTTCAAGCGTAAAGGTGCAGAACTCGCCAACTTCTATACAGGTATTATAAATGACTTGTTGCGTGTTGAAGCAACTGAAGGTAAAGGTACACAATTGAAAGCAAGTTAA